TTATCTTTTTAATCCCGTGTTCAACCAAGTACGGAAAAAAGGTTTCATCATAAAATTTTTCTGAGTAATCTAAAAAGATGTCAGCACCGTTTTTAACTCCGGCTTGAGTATCATTCAATATCGCAATTCGCATAATGTATTATAGAAATTTTTCTAATCCGCCTACTACTTTTTTCTTAGCGCGTTTTTTCAGTTCCTTACCAAATTCTTTAATTTTGTTATCTCTTTCTCGAATTCTTTGTGATTTGTATCTTACTCTATCAACAATTCCATTTGGATCAGGGTGATCACCAATATCCATAAAGGCTGAGGCACCTGCAAAATCCATGTATTTTTCTTTTATGTCTTGTTGCTTTTTCTCTTTAGCGATTCTACGCAAAAATGCGAAGTAAACTATTTGTGTAAAGTACGCAAAAGCATTTGGTAATCCTGTACGCGTTGCCTTTTTAACGTCGTAGTTCATTATTGCTTTAATGCAATTTTCTACTCCGTCCATTACCATTTCTTCTCTATAAGTATATCCTACAAAGTTTGGTTTGTGCGATAGGCCTTCAGCTATTTTAAGAAAACAACTTCCAATGTATTCAGTTATAATTGGTTCGTCTTTTTCAGCTTCTCTTGCTTCAACCACTGATGTCACATAATCAACAACTGATTGAGAGAACTGTTTGTTGTTTACATAGTGTGGTTTATCTCTGGGCTTTGTTTTAGGTTTTTTATTAGGTTCGTTCTTCATTATTTTATGTATCCATTATAATATATTTTCAATCAAAAGTAAATAAAAAAAGTTACTCTTTTTGGCACTTTTTTATTTACAACCATCTGCTTTTTTGGTATAATAATTAAAACCAAACAAGGAAAGGGTATGACTAGTTGTTTCCTTTAAACTTTCTTCTCCAATTCATATGGTAATCAGACACCGACTCAAACCCTTTGTCAGGTTGTAAATTAGTTTCAGACGATATACCATTGTCTATTTTCCATTCTTCTTCCTCTTCTTCGTATTCATCTGTTAAATCTTGATTATCAACTTGAGGATTAAACATCTCATTTAATACTTCATCTAATTCTCCTTTGGTCAAAGCATGTTTCAATTTTTGAATAAGATAATATCGGTGATAATGTATTTTTAGATCAAATGGTGTTTCGCTTCTACCTACGATTTTATCTCCGAACAACTCAATCACCTCTTCGCTTTCTGTAAAAAGCCAAGGTTGCATATACGTTTTTCCGCTTTGGCTAGTTTCTAGCAATACCGCGCCTCCAATGTATGCGATGTTTTCTTCAAGATCAAAATCAACTTCTTCAGCTAAAATGTAACTGCCGTCAACTAGCCGGTAGCTTATTATGTTAGATTCTTGTAGGTGTTGTTTTAAATCTTCTGATGGGTTGTAATCTGTCATAGTGGTACCTCGCTAATTGTGTAGTTAAACTTCTCTTTAGTGTATATTTTAACCCTTTCAATTGCGTGATTCAAAGTGTAATTTTTGTGTTTCTTCCATGACAAATCATCTGCTAAATCGTAAATAGTGGTCCCTTGTCCATCTTCAGTTTTTCGTAATCCTCTTCCGATAGATTGTAGAACTCTTATTTGTGATTTTGTAGGTGAAGCAAACATTATGTTGTGCAGGTTAATTATATTTATACCTGTGGAAAAGGTACCTACGCTCGCAACGATAATAGCGTTCTTTTCTTTTTCAGTGATAGCACGTATTCTTTCCCGCTCTTCAGCGTTAACAGCACCAGATACGAAAAATACTTTACGGCCTGTAGCTTTACATCTTTCAACAAACATATCGTATAAAGGTTTTCCATGTTTTTGCACAAGATTATAAAGAACTAACGAATTGCCGCGCTGATCGCAAGTGAGATTTACAATAAATCTATTACGCTTTTCATGACTTACAATATAATCAATTTCATCTTGGTACTTTAACGATTTACATATCTTTCTTTCTTCGTCAGGATACTTTAAAACTAAACACTGTACATCAAGTTGCGCTAAAGTTTTAGAGTCAATCAACTCCTTTGTTGTCGTAACTTTTCGAATAGGACCAAAGTTACCTTCTAACGTCATTTGGTTTGAGATAGCGTCGTCAATAGTTCCTGTGGTTCCTATACGAATATACGCTTCTGTCAATCGATTCATAATTGTAGTTAACGATTTTACTTTAAATATATAAGCTTCATCACCTACTACAAATCCGTATTGAACAAACCAACTTGCGGGAAGTTTAATGGCGCTTTGCCATGTAGTAATTACCACTGATTGATCAAAATCATGCTTTTCTTTTCCTGAATAAATTCTATGTACATCTTCTTCTGCAGAAAAGCTACTATCATTTTTTGAATACTCATCAAAGTCTTTATACATTTGTTCAACCAACGATGTAGTAGGAACTACGACCAAAGCTTTTCTATCCATATCGTTATCTAAAAAGAATCTTAGCAACATATAAATGATAAGCGATTTACCAGATCCAGTAGGCGATAACAATAAACACCTATGATTCTGTGCAGCGTGGATAAAGGCGTCTAACTGATAATCTCGAGGTGTAATTGTTTTACCACCATTCGATAAAGAAAGCTCATTAGCAAATTTTTCAAGGTCTTCTTTTTCTTCGAATAAAGCGTTATTTTTTAAAGACGAATCATACTCTATTTTGTAGTTTCTTTCGTAACAAAACTCAGCCACTCTTTTAAGTAGACCATAAGGCAAAGTATTAGAACGTCTATCAAACAGGCGAATCTTTCCATCCCATAGTTTATTTCTATAAGCTGGCATAAACTTATATCCTTCAGCGTAGAAGGTAAAGTACTCGCACAATTCCATAAGAAGGCCAGAGTCCTGACTTTCTAGAAAAATTCGAGATTCGTCTTTTCGGTATGCCTTTAGCATTACATTCCAGAGGTGAACTTCTTAAAGTCCAAAATATTTTTCACGTGTGTATGTCTCCAACGTATGTTACCCATGATTTCTTCAAGGGTATCGATAATTGTTTTCTGATAATCTATTTGCGCTTTAATGCGCACCATATCTTCATCAGTCGAGTAATACATATCCATGTCGCTTTTTAAAGGTTTAGTCATTCCGTCAAATGGATCATATTTCCATTTACGATTGTCCATATCTTCTTGCGACATCTTACCATTATAATAAAGCCACTTATCCTTTTTCATGGACTCTTGTTCCATTTCTTTTTTCTTTAGCATAAGCTTAGCCATTGAAAAAAGTTCAAGGTATTTGGCGTGTAATTTTGAAGACTTTATCGTCTCATCATCTAAACATACGTCATCGATAACCGCGTCAGTCTTCCACATCTCTAGGATTTGTTCCAAGTTAATCATAATATAAAGTTATTTATTCTTATTTAATTATAGCAAATTCGTTATATCTAAAACTAATGTCTGCTTGCAAATATGCTACTTCGGTTGATGTTGATGTGAATTCTACACCACTTAAACCTGTAGGGAAAGCATCTTTAAATTGAAATTGTTTATTAACACTATTCTTGTTTGTCATGACAGACAATATCATGTCGTGTCTTTCGATCTGACCATGATTTTTAGAATCATTGGCCGTATTTGCTTTGAGCCAATCAAAAATTTCTATGTAATTTTTCATGTCTTCATCAATCGCAAACCTTAAGGATAAGTCGCCAAATGTTGGTGTGTCACCTGCCTCGTATGAAATAGTATTACGATATTTAGATTCAACAGGTGAAATACTAATGTCAGGTATAGTGAAAGACGTAATAAAGAACTCGGTGTTTGCAAACTTTTCACGATTAATGGTTAACTTAAAACCAGTAGGTGAAAGCATGTTAATATTTGTTGTAAGATTTGTTCCGCTCATATATCTATTTATAACGCAAAAAAAGAGGAGCTCCGAAGAACTCCTCTTTAAGTTAAAGGTTAAAACCTTATTATCCTTCTACGTTGATATTCTTAACCAAGAATGTGCGGTAGTACTCGTTAGAGTTTGCTCCGCCGATTCCAGCTACGCTACCAGCAGCTGCTGATAGTGGGTTAGCTTGGAGACCGTAACGTGTCTTGAATGCAATCTTAGGTTGGAATGTGTTTTCACCAACTGCGCGTACCATTGTGAGTGGGACGTATGGGCAATAGAACATACCAGCGTCGTATGCGCTTCCACCTTTATAGCCAACAGTCGCGTAATCGGTTGTGGCATAAGGGTCTACGTATACTTTAAGACCTGATTTGAGTGTACCGGCAAATGTGTTACCAGTTGCGTCTACAGTAAGATCGGAAGGAAGTGTGATTCCTCCAGTTGCTGCAAGAGCAGAAGCTACACCAGTAGAGCAGATAACAAAGTTACCTTTTCCACGACGTGTTCCTTTAGCAATTGCATTCGCTTCTAATTCGATTTGGAAAAGAAGAGACTGGAATTTTTCAACTGCCCAACGGCCATCTGCATCAGT